GCAGAAGCATGAAGCACTAAAACAATTCTACACTAATAACTACTAAAGCAGCAACTAAACATACTAAATAATTATTTATAAATTGATTATGAATAAAACATATCTTTTAAACATTCATAATCATAAATTTGTTCATCAATATCATTCCATGTCAATCTTTTAAACAAAATACATTTTGCCGTAAAAAATTCCATGATTTTTCCTGATACCATGTTAAAATATTCAACACCATGACCATGTGCTAAATATAAAGAAGAGCGTGCAGTAGATGTAATACACAACTCTATGTCGTCTGTTTTTCTTATCCAATTGACACATTCCTCAACTATTTCCCTTGCTATTTGTGGCATTATGATAATTTTACGAAATGGATGTTGAACAAAAGAATGTTTAAGGAAAATACTTTCCTCTATAGGTAAAAATTTTTTAAAAGCAACATCCTTAAAACTAGAACCAAATTTTATATCATATTCAAGAAAAGCCTCAGATATAGTTAACATATTAAAAATTTCCATAACATCATCACTAACCGCAGCTATAAAATCATCACCATATACAAATATTTCAACATTCAAAGAAAATTCATATAAATTATTAAATCGTGTTTTCTTTGTTGTAATTAACCATATATAACGCATATATAATAAAACACACATAGAATTAATAACAACAGTTAAAGCATGTCCAGAAGGATTGCCACAACCATAGCGAAAAACAATATTGTAAAAAATTTCATATGCATTTATACTTTGACACATTAAAATATAACGATCATGGTTATATTCACCCCGTGTATATTTTGAATACCAACGATTAATAATTTCAATAACACCAAATAACACATTCTTTTGAATAGTAGGTCCAAATTTTGAAAAATCACTACATAAAATATTAAAAGTACTTTTCCGTGTTAATTTACTATATAACATATTCCATTCCATACTACGTATATTTATACCAACTGAATGTTGTAAATTCATCCGATTTGTTTGCCAAGCACTTACAAAATGTTGAAAATGCTGTATTGTCTCTATAGTAAGATC